GTTTGCTGTGACAATTTCGCTTAAGTTGACATAAGCATTGTCACTACCACTATCTGGAGTAGTCTTGACTTCGTAAGGGTAGTCCTTAGAGTTGTCTTGAAGTGTGATAGTGTATCTATTGCCATCAGTGTATGTAGTGCCTGACTCAGCTCCACCAGCAGATGCCATGACTGGCATGTCTTTGCCTAAGAACCAAGTACGGCCGTTAGCGTCAGTCACCAACATGATAAGCTCACCAATTGAAAGTGCAGAAATCTCAATTCTCTTAGCAGTGTCTTGCTTCAAGAATGAAAGTGCTACATCAGTTGAAACAGATGCACCATTTGCTGGGTCTACTGCTAATGTTGAGGTCATGTTAGCTGTGTTACGTCTAAATGAGTAAGTCTTGAAAGTCTTGTCGGTTGCCATTGTTATAGATGTGACTTTACCATCAGTTATTTGGAAGTCAGCAACATCAGTATAGTTAGCAATGTACACGACTTTAAGTCCACCCATTGAAGGTTCACAATCAACTTGTATGCCTGAAAGTATTTGTGTGCAAGCCATATATTTGTATTAAATGTTTTTATAATTCAAAGAAGTGAGCTCAAGTGAATGCTCGAGCTCACTTATAATTGTTTAATTAGTTCTTAGTGCCGAACACGATCTCAGTGTCATAAGCAACTTGGACACCAGCAATGAACTCAATAGCAAGTCTGAACTCGCGGTTGTCTTTGCTGTACCACAAGTCGAACACTTCGTCACCGTCACGCATGTTGACGCCGTAGAAGATGTTGCTCAAAGAACCACCAATACCCTTGTTGGTGCCGTTCAAGCCGTTCACACCAATAACACGAATCTTAGTGCCTGGAAGCAAGTATTCGTTGTCGCCATTAGCTGGGTCATAGTGATAGAAGTTAGCTGTGACTAAGTTTTGAATATATTCATTGTAGACATCCATACCAACAAGAATGACAAGGTCATCTTTGTCAAGTATTTCAGCAGGCATTGCAGCAGCAATAGCTTTTACGAAGTCATATGCTGAGCCACCTGAAGTGAATGAAGGGGCGATTGGGTTACCAGCAGTCAAGATCTTGATAAGACCATCAAACTCAACAGCGTTTGCATTGGTAGAGTCACCTTGATAGATCATTTTCTCAACACCAGCTTTGACGTTCTTAAGTACGTCATCAATGAACTCTTGTTCGAATGGAAGGTCTCTGTCAGTCTTGTTAGCTTCGACTTTGACCAAATAGTTTGCCCATTTGTCAAGCAATACTTTGTCACAGATAGCCATGTTGATCTTCAAAGCTCTTGGAGTCAAGATAGCTTGTGAAAGTGAAGTGCTTCCAGCTTCGTTCCAACCACAGGTTGAACCATCACCGAAAACTACATTAGTGCCGATAAGGTTAAGAGCGGTAGGGCCCTTGACACCACTGATTAAGCTGAACAAGTCAGCAGATTTTGCTCCAATAACAGCCTTAGCAATAAGGTCAGGTCTGTTTTGATCTACATAATCAGGGAGCGCATTTACATTGTATGAAAGTGCCATTTTAAATTAATGTGTATTTTTTTCTAGTTTTTTATTTTTCATTTTTCATTCTTGAACGTGAACCAAACTCTGGTATCAAATTGTCTTTCTTTACTTGTTTGTTGTATTCCTCAACCACTGGTTCGCCAGCAGGTTTAGCAACCAACTCTTCAAGTTTTGCTTTGATTGCTTCAATCTCAGCTTTGAGTGTTTCAATCTCAGCTTTTAGGTCATCTACTTTCTCGTCAGTTTCAGCTGGAGTCTCAACAGTTTCAGCTGGAGTCTCATCTTCCATCTCTACTTTATTGTCGAGGCTGTCTTCTTTGTCGCCATCAGCTTCTTTGATTTCGCTGACCAAGCCGCCTTCTACTGTTATCTTAGTGCCATCTGAAAGCTCATAAGTTCCGTCTTCAACTTTGACAGCTTCTTCGTTCTCTGTGTTGTAGAAAAGCTCGTCGCCAATCTGCAAGTCAGCTTCGCCAACCCAGAACAACTCTTTGCCATCAACTGTAGTCATTGAACCGCACTTAACAAATGACTTCATGAATTTGTTGAATAGTCTCATTATTATGTTGTAAT